GGGACAGTGGGCTGGCCAACACAGCCAATACCAGTAGTCATGCGGTTTAAGCTAAAGGTGCCCTCATCATTGGGGTCTACAGCAGAGAGCTGATAGATAGAGCGGCTAGTAGCGATAAATAGCAAACCATCCTTTTCAGGAAAGATTGCTGTAACGCCGCCAGGCTCACCATCATAGGTAAGGTCAAAGCTAGTGGCGCCATCAGTGGTCCAGTTCTCTGGATCATAGGGAGCAGAGATATACACCCTATAAGGGAAGTCATTGTTACCAGCCATAACCATGCGGCCAAGCCACGTGCCAAGGAGTGTGCCATCACCATCAGGAGGCCCTATGGCATCTTCAACATCGCCAGCAGGCTGAGCAAGACCATTCCACTTCTTATAGCCATCTGTGACTTCTGAAGTAACAAAGAACAGAATGCCCTCAAAGACTTGGTATCTGGGGACTCCGGTATCTGAAAGTGGAAAACCATTCTGCCTCTCAATCCCTTCTGATAGGCGATCTTGAATAGTCCATATCTTCTCACCCTGGTGCAGCACGATATCCTCAAGCACGTCACCAGAGGAGCTAGCAAACCTGTGGTACTGCATGATGCCTCTAATGGGCGTGCCCATTTCTGGATAGCTTGCAGTCCCTTCAAAAGAGCCAAGATGGTAGGCAACTTGCCCAGGTCGCTTCTTTCTAGAGAGCGAGCGAGATACCGAGATATTCTTCGCGTTGACCATTTGCTGGGGAGAAACAATAAGGGGGTTATCAGAGACGTTGAGGCCTCCAGCTAAGCCTTCCTTACCGAAGAAGTTATAAAACCTTGAGGTATCTCCGCCACCAGCCATTTGACTAGTCCTCTACCTTGCCAAAGAAGTTTAAACCCCAGAAGCCCTGTCTACGGCCACGAGTAGCACGTCTCACATAGTTTCTAGCAGGCTGCACCGTAAGATCCTGGTCAGAGATAGCCTTGTCATTTTTCATCTGCACAAAGAGCTGGCCGTAGTTCTGAAGCATAAGCGTGCCTACCATTTGGTTCTTTAAAACGATGGTAGCAAAGTCAGCACAGGCTCCATAGAAAAGGATAGCTCTGTAGCGGTCTGGAATGATGGGGTAGCAATCCTCTTCATCTCCAAGATAGAAGATCCTGACTGAGTAAGAGAGCTCCACTTGGTAGCGCTTATCTGGAGCAGGCCAGAACTCTACATAAGTGGCATCATCATCCACATCTCGGCGCACATAGGCTGCAAACCTAGGGATGCCAGTAGCTGTGGGGTCTTTGGATTGATACAAGGAGAGAGTGTCTGGGCCAACCAGCTCAATCTTAGAGGTGCCGTTAATGGTAACACCCAGAAGCTCGTCGACTTCTTTAGGCATCTTGTAACGGTTTTTAGCAATGGTGTAGGAGCCTTCAGTCTGGTCATCCTCAGAGAACTTAGACTCAAGCGTTAGAGCAGTGGTGCTAGAAACGTCTGCAACATGGTAAGTAACTTGAGAGTCATGGAACCAGAAAAGGCAGGAGGGGAACAAGGTGGCATCCCACACCGTGTCCACGCCACTGATATCATAAGATCCAGAAACAGAGCTAGCAGTGCCATCCGAATAAGGTGCTTCCAAGTTAAAGTCATACTTTGCTTTCATCCAGCGCCAGTAGGTGCCCATGCACACTTGCTGGTAACGGTTGTTTAGAAAGATAAGGATCTGCTCACGCTTGCTGGTCTCAGACTCTGGGCGAGTGTGGCCAGTAGCTTTTAGCACTTGGTCAATGATGTCCTTAGAATCGCCAAAGGGAGTCGTGCCATAGTTTGTAGTGCCGAATGTCCCAGTGCCAAAGCCGCTAGATGAACTCATCTTAGATACCCCTTTTAATCAAACTTCACGCCAGCTTTTACACACTTGTTGTACTGCTGCTGAAGCTTCTGAAGATCATATTTATGTACGCACTGGAAATCAGAGAAGATGGGATCTTTTGGATAGATCACTTCCAGCATGTCCTTGCCGTCAACCTTCACATTGCGCTGCAGGCGACCCTTGTCAGAGTTACCGCGAAACACTGCAATGTTGAGAGCAGAGCCAGCACACCCGAAAAATAGGATGCCTAGTAGGAACCCTTGAAACATCTTCTTATTCATTTGGACCTACAATCGTGCCGTGCCCAGATGGCTTACCGGCTTTATCAGAATCGAAGGAGTCCTCAATCTTGGTTTGGTCGCGCTCAACAGTACCCTCTTGAAAGTCTTTTTTGCGACCATCATATTGAATCTGCTTCCATGCCGACACGAGAGCCTTAGCGGCTGCGATAAACATTGGTATGGCTTTGAACACGGCCAAGATTGTATTGAGAACCCCCATCATAAAGTTACGCTACTACTTCTGGTGCTACAACAGCTTCAGGAGCTTTGAATGCAGCAAGGAGAGCTGGGAGCTCTGCAAGCAAGTGAACAACAAGCTCAAGCGTTTCGCTGAGTTTGAGGTCTTTAACTTCTGCAGGTACAGCTACGATGTCTTTCAAGGCAGCTTCAACGGCAGCCTTTTTGACTTCATCACCTTGAACAGCGACGAATGCGTCAACAAGGTCTTGAGCAGAAAAGCCATCTTTGAGCTCTTTAGCAATAACCTTAGTGATGACGATGAGACCAGTTAGCAGTTCTTTTGTTTCTTTAACTCCAGTTTCCATTTTTAATCCCCTTCTTGTTTGATCCCAAGCCTGCCTTCTAGACGGGCTAAACTCTCTCTTACGGCTCCCAGTTGGTCGATGATCTTCGAGTCCAGGCTTTCATGCTTAGATCTAAGTGTATCGACATCCTTCTGAGTTTCAATGTTGGCCTTCTCATTTGCATGAGTTTTACCTTCAAGTCTAACAAGCCAGACCGTAAACCCTATGACAGATAACACTAGTTCAACGTCTAGCTCTTTAAGCGCCATGGCCTTAGTTGTTCCATCCAGTGATGGAGATGGGGTGTGATCCCCATGAAAACGCCTGACTTATTCCAAGAATCGATGTGCCTCCTGATGCGGACAGCGCACCTGGGCCACTCACCCAGCCGAAGGAGATGTTGCCAGCGCCTGCTGCAGCAAGAATACAGAAATTTCCGACTACCGATTGGTTAACAAAAGTCCCAGCATACGAGGTGGAGGGCTCCTTGGTGCTGTCTATCGTCAATGTGCCAGGGAGTGAGATCGTGGCTATGGCCGCAGTAGGAGTTCCCGAAGTGGCCCTTCCTCGCACAAGGATAGAATCACCCACACGCTTCCAAAAAGAGTGAGAGGGGGTAACTGTCCCCATACCAGCTGAGAAAGATGCCGCGTAAGAAACCCACACCGATGGCACAACGCGACTTAGCACCAGCCACGCAGACCCCGTGCTGTAGACCTCGATAAGCTCATTCTGAGTGTTGAGCGTTGTGGAAAGCGTGCCGTCGGTGACGGTGATTGCGTTGAAACTGGTGTCTGTCTTCTTAATGTTGTAGCGCTTGCCAGAGTTACCGGCAGCCGCAGCAGGCAGTGTCAGCGTAAACGCGGCGCTAGTGGCGTCTCCAGTAACCAGGTTGTCGTTAGCTACAAGCGTGTATCCGCTAGTCTTTGCAGCAATCGTAGGCTCTGGGTAGTCATACACAGGGTTAGTGCCATCAGAGCGCAGAACTTTTGAAGCTGTGCCGACGGCAAGCTTAGTTGGTGTGCCAGAGGCACCGCCATAAATCACGTCACCCTGAGCATTCATAGGGTTTGAGAGCGAGCCAAGCATCGAGTTGACCTGTGCTGCGGATAGATCCAGGGCGTTAGCAGTACCGCCAGTGTTGTTGCCCTTAATAGTGAGCGTTGGCATCTGAGCTAGCTTTGCGTTTGTAACGACGTTGCTTTGAATCGTGGCAGCAGCAGCGCCAGCGCCAGAAGCTACAACGTCCGTAGTGAGGGAGGTGATGTAGTTACCAGTAGCCTGTTTGCCATTGAGCTGGGTTTGGATGGCAGAAGTCACGCCATTAACATAGCCGATCTCAGTAGCCGTAGTGGTGGCAGCAGCAAGGAAGCCTGAGCCATCTGTAACGGCAGCGCGTGAGGTGGAGAGCGGTGCAAGCTTCGATGTTGCAATGGCAGCAGAAGCGTTCACGTCTGCATCAACAATACTACCAGTGAGAGCCAGCTTCGAGTAGTCGATCGCTGCAGAGCTATTAATGTCTGCGTTAACGATGCTGTCTACCAGATCTAGTTTTGAGTACTCAATAGCGGCAGAGGCAGATACGTCATCATTGACAAGAAGAGAAGAAGAAAGTTCGCCAGCAGAGTCAGAATGCACAAGACCAGTAGAGAGACCGCTAAGCGTAATAGCCCCTGCAGCATCGATGCCTCCTTCGGCTATAATGGGCGCTTCAAAAGTCTTTTGACCAACGATGGTCTGCTCAGTGTTGAGCGTAACAACAGCGCCAGTAGTGAGTGCCCCAAGGTTAGAGTCTAAACATTCTAGAAACTCTTGAGCGGTAGTTGCCAAGGTACAAACCAGACCGCCTGGCTCAGCTTCGATGGCAGTGGCAGCATGCGCAGCAACAGGGTCATTGATGTGATCCTGGGTAGACTGCTGATTGATATACATCTGCGCGTCAATGACGTTTGCATTGGTGTTAAGAGCATCTGCCCAGCCCTCGTCGCCAGCAGCAGGCTTTTGAAGGTTAAAGTGAGTGGTATAGGTTGATGCAGCAAATGCCAACCCAGAAACGAGAAGGAAAGGTAAAAGAAGCTTTTGGGTGATTTTATTCATTGTGTGAGTGCCTCTTCAGAAAAAGAGGGCAGGGGATTACTCCCCCACCCTAATAATGAACTATCTAACTAATTATCCTGCGCCAGTCGTGCCGACGATACCGCGCCAGTCAGAGTAACCAACTGCATAACGTGCAGTGATCTTCTGGAGGGCAGTTTCAGTGCGGAAGTCGTAGTCAGTGCCCAGTTCGGGCTTCTTGCGCCAGTAGAACATCAACTTGTGGTTTGCTTTATCAGCAGCCACGAAGAAGGCATCTGCGTCGGTGAGGTAGTCATTGCAAACTACTTCGATACCGTACAGAGACTTGATCGAGTTAACAGCGTTCACGCTGTCATTCGAGGTGTTTACAATCATTTCGGATTGCAGAATCTCGATAGCGTTGAAGTGTTCTTCTTTAGGAACAATCAAAGATTTAGGCTTCAAGTGGATCTTCTTGCCAGCCATGTCCTTTTGAGCACGCATCAGGTTGATCATCGACTTCATAGAAGTGGACGACAAGTCAGCAGCAACGCCAAGAAGGTTGGAGTCAGTTCCAGCTCCAGCAGCCACGAGGGGATGCGAAGCGGAAAAAAGACTCTGGCCGTCCGGACCCACAGTTGCAAAGCCAGAATTCAAAATGTCAGCAGTCGCAATCTCAATCGATTCCATGACGGCATCGGTGAGTTGGCGAGCGTTGTCAGCCATAACGTCGAATTCCAAATCGTCGATAAGCTCTTGCGATTGACCGCAGAGGATACCAAGCTTTACAGCGAGGTAGGTCTTATCAAACCCTTGGTAGCGCTTTTGCATAGGAACTTCTTCAGACTCGCCGACGATTGCAGCAGGACGGAAGCCAGAGACTTGCGTGCTCTGAGCGATCGAAGTGCGCATGTCGCGGACGTTGAAGATCTTCTCATAGAAAGGCTGAAAGCGTTCGAACTGATCTTTTACGATGAAGTCCAAGGCTGGAAGGGCATCTTCCAAAACGAGATCACTGAAGTTATTGCGTAAGTTAATTGACATATATTATATCCCCCTGATCCCTAATTAGACGCCAGCTACGCCAGCACGCAGCGCATGGTTGTTGATTTTGACACGTGCAGTAGCGTAAGAACCCCACTCAGCAGATGGGCTCTTGGACAAGCCAAGAACTTTAAGTTGCTTGGTGATGCCAGTGCCGAGCGATGCAGAGTCAAGTGCTTGCTTGGATTGCAGAAGAGCCGAATCAAGTGCAGTTGCAACTACGTTGGCGTTTTGGAAAACGTCAGCAGCTTGCAGGTCAGCAGAAGCTTGGATCTCGAATACAGTTTCAGGATCATCGTAAACTGCGATTGCAGTTACATCCGTAGAAGCCTTGTATTCAGCAGCAACGCCAAGAAGCGTAACGCCGTCTCCGCCAGTTGCAATTGTTACGTTACCAGCACCATCTGCGATAACGAAGTCGCCTGGAGCCAAAGCGGCACCAGTCTTCTTGGTGTAGTAAGTTACTCGTGATTGTTTGCCTTCAGTTTTGACAGGCACGGCGCCGAATGCGTCATTTGTATTTGCCATTTTTATATTCCCCCTAGTTAATTGTTATTCGTTAAAATCGCCCGAACCGACTCGCTCAACAGACGTATCCTTTTGGCTGATAGAGATGCCTGGGCGTTGACCGCTTGCGACACCAATAGAAGCTCTCTGGGCATTAGTCTCTTGATCTACGCGACGTTTAGCTACGGCCACAGCCTCATCAGTTGCGTATGCCAGTACGTTCTCTCCAAACCTAATAGTGTCACCGTCTCTGAAGATATTCACAGATCTGGACTCTAGTTCTCTGATGATTTCAGAGGTGAGGTCAGACTTGCGAAGGATCTTCCAAGGCCTGGTGAACTTGTCTTCACTTGCACGAGCTGCCACCCAGCGGAGTTTATGGCCCATGATCCTAAAAGGCAGGTCCATATTGTCGTTAAAGTTAGCGTCGTGTTTTACAAATTTTAAATCTTTTGATCCAGATGGTTTCATTTCATCAAGCTCCTACCATTTTTGCGTTCTGGTGCTACATACGGCTTCAATGTTGCCTTAAAGGCTTCGAACTTTTTAGGGTCCTTATCGATGCCATATGCACGCGCGAACATGAGTCTAGGGTCATTGTCAGCAATCTTGGTCTGTGTACCACGCGTCCTGTTATGAACAGACGTATTGGAAGCATCGAGAGCCTCTGAGTTACTTTGTAATCCCCGGCGTCTTTCCACTTCTTGTACTCCCCCCATGGTTGGTGCCACGATTTCTGCTGCCCTGTAGAGTAGTGTGGGGCTATCCCACGTGTACTCGCCCATATCGACCATCTCGCGCATCTTGGTAGCGACCTTCTGCTGGAGGTCCTTGTTGCTCTTTAGAGCAGGGAACTTCTCTTCAGCTTTCTGGTCAAACTGAGCTTTCTGCTGAGTCATCTGCATGTCTTTTTTAGTGCTAGACATCTGAGCCTTAACATACTGACCAAGCAACTTTGGGTCTTTTGCGATTGCAGCCCACTGCTCATCGGAAAGGTCCGCAGGTTCTTGTTTCTGTTGTGCTGGCTTAGATTGGTTTGCAATCCCTTGTGTTAGAGCAGCAATCTGCTCTTGAAGCTGAGCAAGCTTAGCTTCTAATGGGTTTGCTTCACTGACCTGTTCTTGGTCATAGCTGCTTTGGTCCTCTACGTAGCTGTCTTGCTCGTAGCCTTCATTGTAATCTGGCATGTCCTATGCCTCCCTCTTGAGAATATAAGTCTCGGTGTAAAAAGCAATTGCTTGCCTATTTTTTCTTCTTTTTAGCTACTTTAGTTTCAACTTTCTTGCCCTTGCCTGCAGCCTTCTGCTTAGCAATTCGCTTGAGGCGCTCTAGGCCGCCAATCTTTCCAGTGTTTGCCATCGTGTTGTCTCCTTTCGTTTAAATGACCACATCTTGTGGTTTGTTAGATCCGAACTTTAAAACCCTCGAAGTGGCTTCTTTTTGACGTTGTTGACGGAGAGTCTTCACTTCAGGTGCGGAGAGAGCTCCTGCTTCCTTGATGAAAGAGAGGAGTCCACCAATAGCTTCAAGCCTGCCTTGTACTTTGTGGAGCTTTTCAAGAGTGCCATCAAAGCTAGCAAGAGAGAAAAGGAGCCTGGTTTGCTCAGCCCTCAGAAGCTCAGTCATTGCCACCATAGCTTCATCCTTGTGATAGGTGTGAAGCGTAAGGGCAGATCTCTTGATCCGCTCTTCAGTCATATGGATGTCTAAAGCCACATTAGTGGGAGCAACGTTGAGGAACTTCAAAAGCCAAAGCTTTAGCGACTTAAACCACTGGGCCATTTGGTACTCCTAATTGGTCTGGGGCAATGGCGCCGGGGTTCTCTGGAGTGATGCCATCTGTGGGGATCTGCATTCCAGATACGTTCGGCATAGAGCCACCAGCCTGTTGCGCGGTCATCATCGACTCGTGCGCTGACATGAGCTCTCTAAACTGCTGAAGCTGTTGCTCTGTCTGGATTGCTCCAAAGTAGTCAGAATCCATAAAGCCTTGAAGCTCAGCAAGAGCCTTCTCATGCATCTCATCTAGGCGTACAGTCTGGCCGATGTTTTCGCCCATACCGATCATGATGCGAGCAAGACGCTCTTGAGAAGAAAGCCTTGGACCTTGGTAGTCTTGTGGAGGCGTAAGGTAGTCGTCAACTCTGCCGATCTTGTGCACTTTAAGGAAGTTCTTAGCCATGTTGTAGAGGTTCTCTGGGCCAACGATACCAGTCTGAGTGAAGACAGGGTTCTGGAGGGTCTGCATGACCATCACAGACATTTGCTGCTTTTCAATCTGAGACTGACCAAGGATGTCAGCGGAGATGATGAAGTCATACTCGCCTTTAAGATCATCCCTGTTAACGCGGCCAAATACAGGTTCGCCTCTTTCGCCCATTACGCGGAAGAAAAGCTGCTCTGGCATACGCTCACGGCATAGCTCAAAGAGACACTTCAGCATCTTAGACATACAATCAGCAAGGCGATCAAAGTGGATCTCAAGCTGAATGCCAGAAGACTGCGCAATCATGTTTGAACCAGTGGCGTTTCGAAGAGCACCTACTCGCTCAGGGGCACGGCCTAATTGCAGCTGGTCAATAGAGAGGATGTCCTCAGCATAACCCCGGATCTGGCCCTGTTCTTGTGAGCCAAAGCCTGTGAGAAAAGGGAAGCTAAAGGGCCTCACGTCATTGACATCATCAAGTGGGATACCCTCACCAGGACGCACTTTCATGATCTGAGGCTTTAGGCTTGTAGAAGATGCCTTGTAAGCAAACATCGGAATGGAGGCCAGAGTGCCGTTATCCATGCGGAGGTTATGCAGGGCATCTGTGTTTCTTTGCATGTCGAAAAGGAGCTCGCCAACACCCACGCCATCAGAGCGGTCGGGGAAGCTAACGTAGTCAGACTTAAAGATAGGACGCAGGCCAGAAGGGGAGATCCTAGATAGGTAAGTCCACCCAAGCACGCGGCCAGATGCCTTATGTATCCAAGCCACAACTTCGCGCTTCTTGGCGTTTATGTCTTTGCGGTCTTCATTCTCGTCAACCTTTTTGCCCACGTAAGCTGGGCCATAGTACTCAAGAATGACGTGTTTATTGTCGAGGTAGTCGATAGCATCGTAGCCATCCATGTCAGCCCTGTCGGACTTGATGGTGCTAGCGTTATCGGACTGCAGGTACAGGTTCTGGGAGAAGTCTAAGCTAAACTCCACAGCCTCTTGAAAGAAGGATTTCTGGCGTGCCTTCTCTTTGAGCTCTTCGCTGGACATGTAGCACTTTAGAACTACGCATGGGCAGTCCTGGGGATCTCTGTAACCCATGGGCATGGCGATATCTTCAGCCAGAATGCGGCGAATCTGAGGGGTTTCAAGATCCTCAATGATGTCCTCTTCTTTTTCAACAAAGCGCGTGTCAGTCCTGGTGCGACCAGTTGCCGTAGCTGGGTCAAAGTAGAGGGTCTCGGTGAGCTCAGGAGTAACGATAACGTCGCGGTATTCGCGCTGCGTCTTCTTCCAGTACACCTTGAGGTAACCAGATCCAGTGAGCACAACATCCCAAAGCCAAGCGTCAAACTCTCGGCGAGCTCCAAGCTTGCCGTTGGAGTATTTATAGATAACCCAGTCCATGAACTGCTTGATGGTTTCTTCCTTCTCTTGGAAGGCTTCCTTAATGGACTCAACAGAGAAAAATCCGTTGGGGTTTGAGAAGAGTTGCCAAAGCCTAGCGTGTGCTGCCTTGCCATAAGTGAGAGTGAGGGGCACGTGGAAGTTTGAGCCCCAGTCCCAAGGAGAAGTGCTTTCCACAGCGCGGAGATCACGCCAAGAAGCCTCAATAGCTTGCTTGCGGTCTAGGTTATCTCGCCTGGTATTGTCGTATTCAGTCCACGTCTTGCGTGCAAGATCTACAATGTACTCTTCATCTATTGAAGCGCTCGATAGCGTTTGATCTCGTTTCGAGACTTGTTCTACTGCCATATCCCTTGAACTCCCCTGTCAGGTTGATGCTAGAACTGGTGTCTAGTATCTCCTTATTTTCCCCAATTGTAAGTGCTATCTGGAGCACAGCGTCGATAAGATCATCACCCTTTTTAACTGGGCGACCTGTAGCATCACTGGATTTCTGGCCTTTGAACTGCGCCCACCTGTAATGCTCAATCTCTTTTACAAAAGCTAGATTATCCTCGTTTTCAAAAACATAGAAATCTGGACGCTCTTTTTGCCTCT